GCCCAGCTTGAGAACTTTCGGCATAGCTTAAAAGCTATCAAAATGTCACAAACTGAGGAACAATCGTTAGGCGCACAGGAACGAGAAGCGTACCGTAGCCAAGACTATCAAGACCTTTGCAAAGCCATAGGCGTAGCGGTAGAACAAAAAGAAGCCTTACGCTGGCAATTAGAAGCCGCCAAAATGCGGTTTGAAGCATGGCGTACACAACAAGCTAACGACAGACAAATAGAAAGGCTAACCAAATGAGAGAATTTGCCGAAGTATTTTTAGACTTAAACCGTGCAATGAAAAAGCTGCACAATGCCAAACTAAAACAAGACCACACACAGGCTTATTTGATTAGCTGTGATGTAACCGACTTAGCCCAAGAACTTGAGGATGTTCTGCAAAATGACGCAAATATCCAATAGGGGCGATAACACCTACGCAGAACGCCAAACCGTTAGAAACACGGCTGAGTTCTTGTTTGAATATTATTGCGCTGAAAAAGAATACGAACTTAAACGCATAGGATTTGACGAAAAAAACAACGCTGTTAGCAATTTTTTTAGGCTAAACAAATGCTTACGAAATATTCCTGACTATATTGTAAATACACCAACTAAAACATTTGTGGTCAATGTTAAGGGTACTGGTAACTTTAAAGCCAAAGAAATAGCGTTAATACCTGAACTAGAAGCAATGTATGGGTCTAAAGAAGCCCCGCTAATTTATGCGTTTTGTTTTGTAGGACAAGAACCTAAACTACTATACCCAAGTAAAATTGTAGAGTTATACAATAAGGCTCAAGACAGACAATGGCCTGACGGTGTTATCTACAGAAACTTGGGATTATGAATAAAGCAGAAAAAGAACACTATGACAAAGTTGCCCGAATCGGTTGTATCTTATGCCGACAATTTGGATTTAAAGACACCCCCGCAGAAATTCATCACATTAGAAGATTTGGTGGGCTGCGAGAAAACGCAGAGGTCATACCGCTATGCCCCGAACATCATCGAGGGAATACAGGTGTTCACGGACTTGGGGCTAAAGGATTTGAGCGCAGATACAATCTTACTCAAGAGGATTTGCTTACCTTCACGGAGAGGTTGCTCGCTATAAATGAATGACTTAGCACTTTATTTTGGAATTGTCGTATTAACGCTACCTTTAATAGCTTTGTTTATAGTTCTAAAGGGTCAAATCCCAACTCGTTAGCCACCGCTTTGGCACGGTTTCTAAATGTTTTATCGTGTTTAGTCCACGCATGAGTAACGGTGTTCCACCGACTAGCATGAATCATTTCATGGGCCATAGTCCTAATTACGGTATCTAAATGCCCACAACGAGCATCGGAAATCGTAATGGTATGGGCGTGTTTTTCGCCATCGTCATAAAGGTATGTACCCATCGCTTCAGGGTCGCTATCTACAACAAACTTAATTTCTTCAGGTAAGGGTAACTCCCAAGACGAAAACGGCTCTACACAGTAAAGCATGGCGTAAATGTTTTCAATAATCTTAGGCGTTAGCTTCATACTTGCAATATTTCCCCACGAAACTCGACCTCATCCTCACCGCAAGCCATAATCATCTCAGGCATTAATAGCCTACCACGCTCCCACGAAGCCATTACAAAGCCTTGCCGCCAATCTTTAGCGTTATCCTCAGTATAGGAAAAGGATTCGTCATTTGGGTCGGCTAATGTGCCAGTTTGCACACCCCAGTAAGTCTTTTGGTCAAAAGTTGATATTGGGCTACAAGTCAACACATGGGTGTGACCCGTAAAAATATTACAAAAACTTGCCTGTACATTCTGATAACCAGCGTACCGACCACCCTTATGCCTGTGTTTAATTACAGTATCGTCATTGACCCAAAACGACCAACAAGTTTCCCAGTTGGGGAAATGGTATTTAAGGTTAAACCCATCAACCCCTGAAAACTCAGGCGCACGGGCTACTAATGCAGCTTCATAGCGCATATCGTGGTTACCTAAAGTCCAAATCAATTTAGACCCTGCTGGGCGCACTTTTTCAATGGCTTCTAAATGGGTTTTACAATAGTTTAGTTCGTCTAATACGCTAGGCTGACGGTCATAGTTAATCTTTGGAAAACGGCTCAATACAGCCCCGTCAAACGCATCACCGTTACAGATAATGGCTTTTGGCTTGAAATACTCAATAAACTTAATTAAAGCTTTAAATGAGGTCGTTGTGCTTTCGGTAAAGTGGGCATCGGAAAAGATAATGACACGCCCTTCTTCCATCTCCATGCCACGCCTAACGCTATGTTGCGTTGCTTCTAAACGCTCTTTTAGTTTTTCTTCCCTTTTTTCTCTCTCAATTTTTGCGACTTCCGCTAGTTCTTTAATTCTGTTTTGTTTGTAAACAGGGTCGGTATTTAGCTTGATGTTGTGTCTTACTTCAATTGACCGCCTACGAGCCATGATGTTGCGTACATTGACCCCTGTTACTTTTGAAAAAGCGGCAGGGCTTGGGTATTCATGCCACTTTGCTATAAATTCTTCATCGCTAAGAAAATATCCGTATTGATTTTGACCCATATATAGCCTTGACTATGATAAAGTTAGCCTATCTTAACCGAAAATTGTTAATTATCAATGGCATACGCTCGTAAGGTTGATGTAAACCAAACAGAAATAGTAGAAACCCTTAGAAAAGCAGGGGCGGATGTATATATTTTGTCAATGGTAGGTAAGGGAATCCCTGATTTAATGGTGTGCTACAACAATGAAACCATCTTGATGGAAGTCAAGCGTGACGCAAAAGCCAAGTTCACCAAAGACCAACTCAAGTTTATTGCTAATTGGAAGGGTGGCCCACTTAGCCGTGTGGATTCTCCTGAAGCTGCGCTACGAGCGATTGGATTAGTCCGTGTTGCTGACCAATCTTAAAGTCACCGAATACAACCAAGATTACTATGACGAGCATAAAGACGCTGGTCTTGATTATCTTGGGCATGGCTACTGGCAAGAAGAATACGCCAAAATGGTCGTAGAAGCCTGTAAAACGCCCCGTGACGGCTTTGTCGTAGATGCTGGATGTGCGTGTGGCTCAATCCTAAAAGGCTTTCATAAGCTGAATATGAGGGTTTTAGGAGTAGATTTAAATGAATCCATGATTGGGTTAGGTCGTACCCATTTTGGGTATTATGCTAACGAACTGGTTTGTGGCTCAATCGCTGACACCCCCGCCTTAACTGAAAGCGTTGATTTGGTGCATACCGCCCAAGTGCTAGAGCATATTCCGCAAAACCAAATGGATGCCATTTTGCATGAATTTTCAAGAATTTTAAAGAAATCAGGTCGGGCGTTTATTTGCTTAGATGCCGTAAAAGACGGGGAAACCAAAGAAATGTATATGGGTGACCCAACCCATGTCAACATTCAACCAATAGACTACTGGTATCGACTATTTCATAAGCACGGATTTATGTTTGATGTGGAAGCATATAACAAATTTGTTAACTCTAAATACAAGCCAACAGAGGATAAAGACGAGAACTTTTTTAACGCTTACCCTTACTGGTCGGTGTGGATTTTGCAAAAAACCTAATATAATTGGGTAACTACAGGAGTTTTCTATGGAAAATTGCGCTTTATTCCTAGCCACATTGCTACATTCTGCGACTAACACGCACTTTTTCCATTTCACGACTGATTCGTATGCCAAACATAAGGCTTTGGCTAAATATTACGATGGCATTGTAGGTTTAGTAGATACTTTAGCGGAATCATACATGGGTAAATACGGAAAGCTGACCAGCTTCCCAAGCGTTTACCACCAGCCTAAAGACCCAATTAAATACATGGAATCACTACAGAATTTTGTGGCTGATGCCCGTCAAGATTTGCCGCAAGATTCTGAACTACAGAACATCATTGATGAGATTGCAGACCTTATCAATTCCACGACTTATAAACTTAAGTTCTTGAAATAAAAGGATAAATTATGCCACTCGTCAAATCAGGTAGCAAAGAAGCCGTAGGCAAAAACATCAAAAAAGAGATGGAAGCTGGCAAACCTAAAAAGCAAGCCGTAGCTATCGCATTGGCAACCGAGCGTAAATATGCTAAAGGTAGCCGTAAAAATAAGCTCGAAGAAGCTTACGGCAAATACATTGAAAGCAAAGCATGAACGGCTTGTACGAAAATATTCACCGAAAGCGTGAACGCATTAAAAAAGGTTCAGGTGAGCGTATGAAAAAAGCGGGTGAAAAAGGCAGACCAACCGCCCAAGACTTTAAAGATGCCGCCAAAACCGCCAAAAAGCCCCGCAGACAAATGATTGCTGACGCTATGAAGGATATGTAATATGTTTAAAAAAGAAAAGATTAAACCTGAGAATTCTTTGTTGCAACCGCACAAACAAACCACGCTAGAAAAGAACCAAGATAAGCGTATGAAGCGTAAAGCCGCATTAATGAAGCACTTTAATAAGTTTGCAAAGGATATGGCATAAATGGCTACATTGGCTGAAGTTCTACGCCAAGCTGGATATGTAACACCCCAAGGTCAAGTGGTAGGCCCACGCACAACCACGGCTCAGACCATGAGCAATTACATTCGCAACATTATTCCCAATGCCGCCCAAAACCTAGCCCAACAACGCTCAGATATTGACGCTGCCTTAACTATGGGTGACCAAGGCATACAAGTAGGCGATAGAGCCGCATTTGAACGCCAAATGGAGCAAGTGCCTAATCTTGGTGGTGTAATGAAAGTTAGTGGTGCTATGCGGACTGCTCAAAAAAACGCTGCTTTGCCTATTGAGCAAGGGGGCTTGGGTTTGCCGCCAACAAACACCGCAGCAGATAGAGCCGCAGCATTAGGTTTTAGGGATTATTACCACGGCACAGAACGCTTAGACCGATTGTTAGAGGGCAAAACATTAGACCCAAGACGGGCCACTTCAGGCCCTATGCCTTTTGGTGCAAGTAAGCCCGAGGTTGCATCAAATTACGCTATTGGTAAAGCAGATACATCTCGCATTGCTACTGATGTTGGCGATATACAAAATTATTTTCAAGTTAGCCCCAAAGATTTAGGTTTTACACGCAGTCGTTCACCATACAGCGTAGAGCAAACATGGTATTTTTTATCTCCTGAGAAAAAAGCCGAAATATTAGATAAGGCAAAAAGAGTTGGATATGAAAATTTAGATGACTATTCAGGCAATTTTGTAACCCATCAAGCTGGCACAAAAGGTATGCCAATTAGTGAAGATACATGGGAATACTATTTAAAGCGTGAATCTCAAGGTAACCCATTGACTGCATTAAGAAAAATTTGGGCAGAATCGGGCAATTTAGGGCCTTATGACCAAAGCAAATTAGCCGATATTTACAAATTGGCTGGCTATCCTTATGAAATTAGCCAATCTAATGCTCCATGGACTTCTGCTAAAGGCGTATTGGCTGGCAAAGCCCGCATTACAAACCCATTAGATACAAGTAATGCTGATGAATTACAAACCAAAGTATTGCCAGCTTTAGAAGAAGCATTTAAAAATGACCGCACAAAAACTAAAGCCTACGGTGCTGACCAATGGGATAAAAACACACGATACACACCAAAACAATGGGTTGAGCAATTAAAACAAGACCTTGAAAAAGGTGAAAATTCTTATGTTTGGACTTCTATACCCGATAAAGTAACCAAACAACTAGAAAAACTTGGTTATAACGGCATATTCGATGTTGGTAACAAAGGTAAAGGCGGATTAGATTATGATGTAATTATTCCATTTAAGCCTGAACAAGTGCGCTCACGCTTTGCTGCGTTTGACCCTAAAAAGATTGATAAACCTGATTTGTTGGCTGGCTCATTAGCCGTACCATTAGCCGATGAAGATACAAGACGCTCAATACTAGAAAAACTGTTTGAAGAAAAGTCAAAGTAGTATTAGAATTTACCCTAACTAAATCAATCACTTGAGGTAGTATGGTTAATAAACAATTAAAAAATAATCCCAAAGGGGCAGGCAGACCAGCAGGAAGCCCCAATAAAAGCACCGCATTGGCTAGAGAAGCCATAGCACGGTTTGTTGATGGTAATAGCCATAAGTTACAAGAGTGGCTAGAAGCCATTGCTGATGACCCCAAATACGGCCCTAAACACGCATTTGATTGCTTTATGCAAGTGGCTGAATACCATGTACCTAAACTAGCCCGTACTGAGCATACTGGTAGCGAGGATAAACCCATTCGATATGTGGTTACATGGAAGAAGTAATCGAATATACAGACCTCAATATTGAACTGTATAAGCCTAGGGATGTATTCCTAGACTTCCACGATAGAACCCAACGCTGGGCTGTTATTATTGCTCACCGAAGGGCTGGCAAAACTGTAGCCTGTATTAACGACATTCTTTGGCGAGCCTTGACCGAAACTAAGGAAAATGCCCGATATGCGTATATTGCCCCGTACTATGCCCAAGCGAAGTCTATTGCTTTTGATTACCTTATGCAGTTTAGTGAGCCTGCACGGATTAAGCACAATATCTCTGAATTGTGGGTCGAGTTATTCAACGGGGCTAGAATTCGTTTGTTTGGTGCAGACAATCCTGACGCACTTAGGGGTTTATACCTAGATGGCGTAGTTCTTGACGAATATGCCGACATGAAGCCAAAGATATGGGGCGAGGTTATCCGACCTTTATTGGCTGATAGGCAAGGTTGGGCTACCTTTATCGGCACACCAAAGGGCCACAATACCTTTTACGACATATACCAATACGCCACACTTAACAAGGATGAATGGTATAGCACCGTCTTACGGGCTAGTAAAACCAAGATATTGCCACAGGCTGAACTAGATGATGCCCTAAAGTCCATGAGCATTGACCAGTTTCAGCAAGAGTTCGAATGTAGCTTTGAAGCTGCCATATTGGGTGCTATATACGGCACAGAGATGCGCCTATTGACCGATGCTGGGCGTATTACCAAAGTTGAGTGCGACCCTATGTTTCCTGTACATACAGCATGGGATTTGGGCTACAACGATGCTACGGCTATTTGGTGGTTTCAGGTGGTGCATGGCGAGATTCGGGTATTGGATTACCACGAAGCACATGGGCAACCTATCATTTACTATGCCAACCAAATTAAAGAACGACCTTATGAATATGGCACACATTGGCTACCCCATGATGCAAGGGCAAAGACATTGGCAAGTGGTGGCAAGTCAATAATTGAACAATTAATGGATAAATTACCCCTAAAAAGCGGAAATTTGTTTAAAATTGTTCCAAATCTGTCATTACAAGACGGTATTCAAGCTACAAGGATGGCATTAGCTAGGACTTGGTTTGATGCCTTTAAATGTCAAGACGGTATTGAGTGCTTGCGACAGTACCAAAGGGAATACGATGAGGATAAGAAAGTATTTCGAGATAAGCCTAGACATGATTGGACTAGTCATGGAGCGGATGCTTTTAGGATGCTTTCTATTGCTTGGCGAGATGAAACAGAAATTGAAAGACAAAATCAGCCGATTAAAGGCATATTTGTCGGACAGACTGATGTGACCCTTGAGGAAATGTGGAAAAGCACACCAAAAACTAATTACCAAAGGTATTAAGTATGAACGATACGCTAAATAAGACTTACGAAGATTGGTACAACACCATCGCCCAGTATGACAAATCATTTAGGGAATGGGAAGCACGAGTACCCCGTATTATTAAGCGTTATCGTGATGACAGCCGCACCCGCAATAACCCTAATGCTCGCTTTAATATCCTTTGGTCAAATGTTCAGGTTATCAAGCCTGCTATCTTTGCAAGACTTCCACGCCCCGATGTAAGCCGTAGATTCCGTGACAACGACCCGATTGGGCGTGTAGCGTCAATGATGCTTGAGCGGGCGTTGGAATATGAGATTGAACACTATTCTGACTACCGTTCCGCTATGGATAATGCGGTTCTTGACCGCTTATTGGGTGGGCGTGGCACAGCATGGGTGCGGTATGAGCCACATATTGTTGCCGAGCAAAACGACCTAAACACAGGGTTAGCTGGTCAAGATGTAGGCAACGGAATACAGATTACAGAGGATGCCGATGAAGCTGAAACGGAAAACGCTGAACTATTGGAATCGCAAGAACGCATTGAATATGAGTGCGCCCCTGTGGATTATGTTCATTGGCGTGATTTTGGTCATACTGTTGCTCGTACTTGGGAAGAAGTAACTGCTGTATGGCGTAAGGTTTATATGAGCCGCCAAGCCTTAATTGACCGCTTTGGCGAGGAAGTTGGTGGTCGTATTCCGCTAGACACCAAGCCTGACACAGACAAATGGGCCACCAAGCAAATGGTTGCCGAGCATTACCAAGCGTGTATATACGAGATTTGGGATAAAGAACAAGGCAAAGTCTTTTGGATTAGCAAGTCGATGGGTGAGATTCTTGACGAAAAAGATGACCCATTACAGTTAGAGGGATTCTTCCCATGCCCTAAACCTTTGTATGCAACGCTGACCACAGATAACCTTGAGCCTGTGCCTGACTTTGTTTTATACCAAGACCAAGCCAAACAATTAGACACCCTTGCAGACCGCATAGATGGCCTTGTAAACGCCTTGAAGGTGCGTGGTGTGTACGATGCTTCCGAATCTAGCCTAGCCCGTCTATTCTCTGAGGGCGAGAACAACACCTTGATTCCAGTCAAGAATTGGGCTGCATTTGCTGAGAAACAGGGTATGCGTGGTGCGATTGACCTTGTTGACCTAGCCCCATTTGCCCAAGCCCTACAAATGGCTTATCAAGCAATGGAGCAAGTCAAGGGCCAAATTTACGAGATTATGGGTATTGCCGACATTCAGCGTGGTCAAACCGACCCCAATGAAACGCTTGGCGCACAGATTATTAAGTCTAATAACGCTGCGGGTAGGCTTAAATACCTACAACATTCAGTCGTTGACTTTGCCACCGAACTGCTGAAAATTAAGGCGCAGATTATCTGCAAGCACTTTACTGAGGATACGATTGTCAAGATTAGTGGTGCAATGCAACTAAGCCCACAAGACCAACAGTTAGTGCCACAAGCCTTGATGCTACTCAAGGATGAACCCGCTAAGAATTTCCGTATTGAGGTGACTAGCGATTCAATGATTTATCAGGATGAGCAACAAGAAAAAGCCGATAGAATTGAGTTCTTGGGTGCGTTATCTCAGTTTATGAACCAAGCCTTGCCCGTAGCTACACAAGCACCTGAATTGACCCCATTACTCATGGAAATGCTCAAGTTTGGCGTGACTGCGTTTAAAGCTGGTAAGGGCATGGAAGGACTGATTGATGAAACTGCCGATGATTTTAGAAACAAGGCTAAAGCGATGGAAGGCCAACCTAAACCACCGCCTGTTGAGGTGCAAAAGATTCAGGCTCAAACCCAAGCTAAGATACAAGAAATGCAGATGTCAGTTCAACTTGAACAGCAAAAGATGGCTGCTCAGATTGAATTTGAAAAGGCTAAACAAGAGTATCAAGCACAGGAGAATCAACTTAAATTCCAACTGGAAGAACAGCGTAACGCTCAAGACCGTGAGATGGAGATGAAGCTGGCTCAAATGAAGATGATGACTGAGCGCAACACCCAACTCCTATTGGCTTACATTAATAACGGGGCTAAGATTGAAACCGCCCGTATTTCGGCTGGCGTAGATAGTGGCGAGGGAATTGCCGAGGAATACACGATGGATGAGGATATGCTAAAGGCTCAAGAACATCCATTAGCCCCCATAGCCAACGCTATTGCTCAAGGTAACCAAGAAATGACCGCCACATTAGGGGCGTTAATTGAAAGACTTAACCAACCCAAACAAGTTGTTCGTGATGAGAACGGCAAAATCATAGGAGTCCAATAATGCCATCAAACCTTAAATATTCCAACGGTACTCGTAACGCCCAACAGGTTGGTTTAATTACCTACGCTGGGTCAGGTGCTTTAATTAACATCTATTCAGGTAGCCAACCCGCTAACGCCAATACCGCCATATCAGGACAAACCCTACTGGTTACCCTTACAGTAACTGGCTCATTTGGTACAGATAGCAACGGCACGATTACTTTATCTACTGTGACTAACGGCACGGCAGTAGCAACTGGCACGGCATCATTCTTTCGTATCACCCAATCCAACGGTTCTACCGTAGTCATGGATGGTTCGGTAGCCACAAGCGATGCTGACTTGGTTCTAAACAATACAAGTATCGCAACGGGTCAGGTTGTCAGTATCTCCGCAGGTACTATCATTCGGAGCAATCAGTAATGATTACGCAAGAGTTAGCCTTGCACCATTTTGATTACAAAGATGGGGAGCTTTATTGGAAAAATAGGACTTCCAATCGTAACAAATTGGGTCAAAAAGCTGGCTCACCTGACCAACATGGTTATGTAAATATTTGTTTTAATTACAAAAAACATAAAATGCATCGTATTATTTTTTTAATGCACCACGGTTATTTGCCAAAAGAAATTGACCACATTGATGGCAATCCTCAAAACAACGCTATTGAAAATTTACGCTCAGCAAATCGTTCAGAGCAATTATGTAATACCAAACTACGCAAAAACAACAATAGTGGCGTCAAAGGCGTATGTTGGGATAAAGCAAAGCAAAAATGGATGGTGCGTGTAAACAAAGATAAAAAAAATGTTTACATGGGCAGATTTGACAATTTTGAATTAGCTGAACTGGTTGCTATTGAAGCTAGAAATAAATATCACGGAGAATATGCATGGCACTAGTTCTTAAAGACCGTGTAAAGGAAACTACGACCACGACTGGCACAGGCTCGTTTAGCCTTGCGGGGGCAGTTACTGGCTATGATTCGTTTGGTCAAATTGGCACAGGCAATACCACTTACTATGCGGTTTACCTTGACGGTGGCTCAGAATGGGAAGTGGGTATTGGCACTTATACCGCACCATCTACGCTATCTCGTGACACCATTCTAGCGTCTAGCAATAGTGGTAGCGTAGTTACATTTAGTGCAGGGCAAAAGACGATTTGGTGCGATTACCCCGCAGGCAAGGCTGTATATACAGACGCTACAGGCTCAATTAGCCAAACCATCGTAAATATCTCAGGCATTACAGGCGATATATCTACCCCTGATTCCATTACTTTTGACACAGCCGCAGCCGAAACATCTGCTGTAGCAAAGCTATTTTGGGATGACGGTGACGGTGTTCTGTCTAACGGATTAAAGGGTGGCAATGTAACGCTACAAGTCGGTACGCAACAATATGCACGGGTTTATAACGATAGCGGTACAACCTTAACCAAAGGCCAAGTAGTTTATATCTCAGGCGCACAAGGCAACCGAGTAGCCGTCAAATTGGCTAGGGCTGATGTAGAAGCTACTTCTTTTGGCACGATTGGATTGGTTGCTGAAACCATGACTAGCGGTGCAGAGGGTTTCATTATCGTATCGGGTGCTTTATACAAGCTAAACACACAAGGCTTAACGGCTGGTGCGACTGTCTATTTATCGCCCACAACGGCTGGTGCAGTCACCACCACCAAACCCCAAGCCCCTGACCAACTCGTAGTTATTGGTTGGGTTGAGCGGGTTGATAACATTGTTGGTTCTATCTATGTAAAAGTTGATAATGGCTACGAATTAGACGAACTCCATGATGTACGCATTACTAGCCCCCAAAGCGGTAATGTATTGATTTATGACGCTACTACAACCCCAGTTGGTGTATGGAAGAACGCAAACCTTACAGACGGCACAGGCATATCAATCACCGAAGGGGCGGGTTCAGTAACCATAGCCAATACTGGTGTTACCGCTCTCTCTGCTGGTACAGGAATATCCGTATCGGGTTCGACTGGTAGCGTTACTGTAACGAATACAGCACCTGACCAAACGGTTAGTCTTAGTGCTGGTACAGGAATTAGCACTACAGGAACTTACCCTAGTTTTACAATTACTAATACAGCACCTGACCAAGTGGTTGCAATATCTGCGGGTACAGGCATATCGGTAACTGGCACATATCCTAGCTTTACGGTAACAAACAGCGCACCAGCCGTAAACTTTACTTACACGACCAATTATGTGCCGTATGGTCAAGGCACAACTACGCCTAACCAATCTGCTAACTTTACCTATAACGGCACAACTTTAACTGCCCAAGTCATGCGGGCAAGTAACGGTATTGTGGTGAATAGCAAGACTGTATCGGCAAGCTATACGATTGCAAGCGGTGATTCTGCAACATCCGCAGGGCCAATAACCGTTAATTCAGGGGTAAGCGTTACCGTATCTAGTGGCTCTCGTTGGGTAGTCCTATAAGATGCTAGGCTTTAACGCCTTTTCCGAACAGGCAATATCGGACATTAGTTTGCCCGTTATTACGGGTATTCTGTATGCAACGGATAACAATGACACCGCTAATTTATCGGGCGAGGTCTTA